GTGATTCCATTCGTTGGTTTCCGCGCTAGTAAATGCGCTTTCGAGGCATCGAATGTACAGGTATTGGTCATTTCAGCCAAGGGGATCGCCCATCAGCAGTACCTTCCATTGCACGCGTTTCACGCGGCACATAGCAGTATGGCACCCACATCACTTACCGCTATTGAAGTAGTCGCGGTAAGGCTGCACGGTTGCATCCTTGGTGAGGTTGAGCTTCATAAGCCGCAACCGGCCGACGCCGCCCAGACCCTGGAATCGGATCCAGACCTTCTTCGTATCGGCGCCGGTGGTGAACTGCAGTGACCAACGAGTTTCGGCCGCAGCTGCCGTGAATCGCATGGAGCTCAGGGTGGTGCCGGGGAAGGCATGGCCGGCGCCGTCATCTGCGCCGGTATTGATCTGCACCTGAGGATAGTTCCCGGTGAAGCTGGCGGTTCGGGTGCCGCTGACGATGTAGGTCGTGGACGGCTCCACTAGCATCCCCGAATCAGCATCGTTCGAAGTCGTGAAGTTGTCGAAATTTCCTGACATGCCGTTGTACTCGACAAACGGATCGCCGCCGTTGAACCCTGGCTCCGTCTTTCGAGCGTAGGCAGGGTCGGCAGCCCATCCGGCTAGGTCGGTGGCGAACTTGTAGTTCTGGATCAGCTGCAGCCCGCGGCGATCCTCTTTGCTGGCTATGACGCCTTGAATCGACGCTCTGCTGCCTGGCCCCGCACTGCTCCCATTGCCTGCCGTGACCGTCATAGCTCATCCGTCTCATACAGGGCTTCCCCTGTCGGGGTCACGCGGAAGCGGCCGCGACCCAGCCACAATGCTTGGCAGCCGGTTTCGGTGAATGTGAAGGCGGGAACCCACGTATCGCCCGCCTGCTTCTCGACGACTATCGTGCCGGATTTAACCACAGCGGTGATCACGACCGGCGAATTGGAGAGGCGCCAAGGGAATACATTTTGAACGGTGTATGCAGCCATGGTGGTCACCTTTAGAAAGCCGCGCAGTGGAGCGCATGATTGTTGGTCAGGTCACGCGATACCCAGGAACAGGCCTCGCTCGGCGGCGCGGCGATTTACCAGGCCCGGCAGGACTTTGCCGCCAGCGTTGACCCAGCGGGAGAACTGCTCGGCGCCGCCGGGGGTATCGCCGGCATTCAGCTTGCGCAGCAGCGTCGACTTGGTGAAATTGCCCTCCCCCACGTTGTAGGTGAACGACACCAGCGCATCGAACTGGCCTTGGTTGAGCGGCACCCGCACCAGGCGCTCCACGATGCGCTCGAACCGCACCAGGTCGGCCGCCAGCATCTGCTCGGCCTGGGCTTCCGTAATGACCATGTTCCGGGTGACGCCCGACGTGCTGCCGTACCCGATCGTCCAAGGCAGGCCACCGGTGCCGGGATCTGGGTATGCCTTGAGCCGCAGCCCTTCGGCGGATTTAATCAGGGCGATGCCCTTCGGTGAGGTCTTCATGCTTTTCTCCGGACGTAAAAAAGCCCGCTCGAGGCGGGCATATGGAGTAGTGAGTTTTACTCAGCAGCCGGCGATTCATCTGCGGCCGGCGAAGGCTCCGGAACGGCCTTGGTGCTGATCGTCACCTTCGCGCTGTAGCTGTTGAGCAGCTGAGCGGTCCGGATCGACGATTGGGGGAACGACTGCAGGATCTCCCGCGCTTTGGCATCCGCCTCGGCTTCGGTGGCGTATTCCACCTGGTTATTCGGGTCGTACGAGTTCGCACCGTTGATGACGATGTAAGGCATGTGAATCTCCAAATGAAAAAGCCGCTCTATGGCGGCAAAGGGTTCTAAATGAATCGTTTAATTAAAAGGAAACGGCAAGTTTGACGTGCGCGTTACCAACGCTACAGGCATCCGGTCGAAGACCATCGAATAATAACCAACACGCTGGCCACCCGCTTGAGTAGACGGCGACCCGCCAGCGGGTCCAAACATGAATTGAACGCCACCAACATAACCGCCTGCGCCTTCAATCACGCTATAACCCATTGCACCACCGTTATCTACAACTGCTGCGTTACGGCTGAATGGCAAGTGTACCGCGTACTCTTCATTTCCTAGTGGTACGCGCACCTTTGAATACTGGATTGATGGATAACTACCCTTGATCAGCTCGTTATTTCCACCTGCATAGGCAGTCACATACGTGTTTCCTTGCTGCGTTCCTGGGCCGGGCGCTGCTACTTGGGCAATAATATTCAGCGGCACCATGTATGAATTGAACGTAATAGCGCCTGTTGCGACATTTCGGCAACGCAGCCTGGGGCCAGAGCCCATTTCACGCATCTGATCAAATGCGTACACCCTCGTCGATCCCGAAGCGTTGCCGAAAATGTAGGTTCGAGTATTGCCCGAGGCGCTGACGCCATTCAGACACCCATCACCCACCAGAAACAGCATGGGTGCTACACAATCCGGCACTGTGAAGATCCACTGTTGATCGCCAGTACCCGGAGCATCGTCGGCCCAGCTCGTCCCTTGGGAAGGGTCGAGATTGATCGAACGAATGCGCTTGCGCGGCCATACCTCGCCTTGCGTCAGGTATCCGCTTTTGACCAAGCCGTAAGTGATCTTTTCACTATCGAGCAACATTGTGCCGTCCAGCTTCCTGACTTTTAGGCCAGCCATTAAAAGTACCCATAGGCAATTCGGCAGTTCGCCGAAAAGAAGCCCCAACCGTTTGTGTTGTATGAATACGCCCATGAGAGCGTACTCCCTGAAATGGTAATGCCTGGGCGCTTACCTTTTTCTCTCTGCAGATCGACCAGCGGCAAGATGCTATAGAACAACGTCTTCCCAGCTGGAGGTGCCGGAATGGTCACTGAGCCGTTGTTACCATTCGTTATAACCGATCCTAAATCCTGACTGTAATTACCGGTCATGCTTAGAATCTCTTGACCATTTGCAGGATTACGCAAAATCAATCCAGCCATTCTTTGATCACCCCATACTCAGCTCCACTACAACCACGCCGTTCTGCACCATGAATATCCCGTCCTGCCGGATAAACATATAAGCACCGTTGGTTGTTCTGTTTTGGATAAGAATCTGCCCAGCATTAAAGTCCACGTTCATTACCGGCGCGCCGTAGTTCGTAAATGTTTGCGAGTACAGGCCTTGCCCCACGATACCCTGCTGGATTGTGGCTTTCTTGATGTAAGCATCTGCGATGAAAACCTGGCCGTTTTCGACAGCAAACGGTGACGACAACGTTGCCCCGCCCCCCAAGTTTGCATTCAGGACAACAAACCGGTCAGCGCTGACTGCGAAGGTGGATTGCGTTACCCCTCCTTCACTTTCCAAGCCCAGGCCAAATCCTGCAGCCACCTTCATTCCGCTGCTGGTCGTCATGACTTTCACGGAATACTGGGCGTTGACCTGACCGTTCAGCCCGGCCAGCGCTGTCGAGGTCTGCTGCACCGATGCATTCGTATCGCCCAAAGAGCTTTGCACCGTATCAATGCGCTGCCCCAAAGCCGCATCAGCATTGGCTCGGGTAGACGATTCGCCTTGGATCAAAGCATTGGCACTGCCCACAGAAGACTGCACAGTGTCGATACGCCGACCAAGTGCGGTATCCGCATTGGTACGCGCTGTAGCTTCGGTCTGGATGGCTGTGTTGGCATTACCAACCGCCGTTTGCAGCGAAGCCACTTGTGAGGCCTGACTTGTGAGTGTTGCCCCTTGCTGGGTTACCTCGCTCGTCAAAGCCGAGACCGCCTGCGCAGACGCTGCAGCCGATCGGCGTCCTACGGCAATGTAGGCGATATCGATGCTACCGTTTGTATCGGTCGAAATCATCATATCCAGACGGATTGCCCAGATCTTCTTACCGTTCCAGCCCACATGCCCGGACAGGTCAAACTCGATGTCTTGCCAGTCCTCCGTGGCGATATTGATCGGCCAGTTAAACCGCCGGGCTTCGGCCAAACCGCCATCTTCGTTCGCCCAGTACATAGCTGCCGTTGCACGATTAGTACCGCGCCGGCGCAAGCGCACGCGCATGTATGGGTTCTCGGCACCAATTATGGTGCCAAACGAAGACGTAGCCTGGATGTTCGTGTACTTCGAAACCGTCGCGAACAAAGGCCCGGCGCTGATGGTTGCTCCAGATGATTCAGCCGTCCAATTACGCGTCGAATTGACGAACTCCCATGAGTACCCAGCCACGAACGGCGATGCACCGCCCACAGAATTCTTGAGCTGGGTGATATCGCTGCTTTGGCTGGTGAGCGAGTTTTCTGCCGAAGCTACACGATTGGATATGTCACTGACCGCACTGGCGCTGGCTTTAGTTGCAAGACCGTTGACTGTGCTGTTGATGGTATTTTCGAGAGAGGTTGTCCGCCCGGATACGCTGGTGAGGGTACCCCCTTGCTGGATGACGGTCGAAGTTACCGCGTCCAGTGCTTTGCTGGAAGCAGACGGACCCACTCGACCGATAGCGATCCAATCCACGTCAAAGATGTCAGACGCAGTACTCCCGAGATCGATGCGTATGCCCAAGATTGTATTGTCTACCCAATCCGATCCCCCGGACGAAAGCGCCGCCATGTCGTACTCAAGAACCGTAGTTTGCCCCACGGCCAGATTTGGATTCGGCTGATCTTTAAACCAGGCACCCCAGCTATGAGCGGCTGTACGCGTAAACAACCTACCATCCCACCCAGAGCCCGCAACACGTGTAACCCGAAGCCGAATCCGCGTGTAGATTGAGCCTTGTAAAGACAGAATCGGCGAAAGGATCTGTGGGTCGCTTCCTGAAGAAGCCACCCGCAGCAATCCTTTTGAAACAGAAATGGACGCCCCCGCACTGGCCCACCCTTCCAAGTTATCGTCGAAATTCCAAAGAGCGTTTGCCGCTGGATCAAGGCCTGACGATCCTATTCCAGACTGTATGCCTGTCACGGTATTGGACAGACTCACCAAGTTGCTGCTGGTGGATGTAAGAGTAGCCCCTTGTTGATCCACACGACTGCCAAGCGTAGAAACTGCCTCGGACGTAGCCAACAAGTTGGAGGCATCCACTTGCCCGTTGTTGCTCCAGCCAGTGGGCACAGTCCCGTACTCAATCTGGGGCCGAGCCATGTCGATAAAGCCATCTGTCACCGAGGCACTGCCGTACACCCGGTAGAAAATCGCGAGAGATACCGTGTTTGCCACAGGTGCGGGTACTGCCAGAGCGATCCGCTGAATAGCATCGGTGAGGTAGTACATGATCGTGTTAGTTGTGGAGATCGTAGCCCCTGCCGCGTTCACTTGTTGAATGAACATCCGGAACCCTAACCCCGGCGTGCCTTTTACGTTGATCGAAGCACAAACCGGCTGACCTGCGATGATCTTAGGCAGACGGTTCTGAGCGTTCCGAATGGATCTATAAAGCGTACTCTCATTCAAGCCTGTGACGGTGATCCTCTGAGCCTTCTCACCAGAGTTCATAAACGATGGAACAAGCGAAAACACCCCAGTGGATGATCCAGCGTTTCCAGGCCCATCAGCGAGATAACCCTCAGGCAAATCATTAGCCGTTCCTGCGGCTTTATTGAAGTCAGGGTTATAAGCTAGGTTTTCGCCCCCAGCATTGGATAGGCTATTGCTCAAGCTGGTGACGTTGTTACTTACTGATGTAATGGTGGTTTCGGTTGCGTTGACCCGATTACTCAATGCCGTCACGGCGGAAGCATCGGCTTTGGCTTGCACCTGGGTCAGTGCATTGGACGCTGCTGCTGCCGCATCCGTAGCCACCTTGTCAGTCACCGGCACCCAGGCCGAACCGTTCCAGCGCTTGGGTGTGTTGGCCCCGCCTGTGATATCGATCCACAGGTTCTGCGCCAGCTGGTCCGCCGCCGCCGGCGCCGCCGTCTGCACCAGCACCTTGCCTTTGCTACCGGCCAGCGTGGCCGCGTTGTTTGCAGCGGTCTGAGCAGCGCTGACGTTGGTGTTCGTGGTGTTGAGGCTGCTGTTCAAGCCGGTCAAGGCCGAGCCTTGGCTGCTGATCGAGTTCTCGGCAGTCGTCACTCGGTTGCCGATGCTCTGCACACTGCTCGCCGACGCCTTGCCGTCCACGTCTGTGCGCAATCCGGTGATCTGCTGCGCCTGGGCGGTGTTCACCCCTTCCACCGAAGTAACCTTCGTCTCTACCGTTTGCACGCGCGCAGCGAGGCCGTTCGCAGTGACCACCGCCTGACCGACGTTCAGCCAGAACGTCGTGTTAGGTGGCGGCGTCTTGACCGGCACATCCTTGACGGCTTGGTAGATGACACCATCGGTACCCAAGACGCCCTGGCCCGAAGCATAGGTCTGGTCGGGTTTGTACGGCATCGAGTCAGCAAGATCGGCGACTGCATCAATCTGCGCTTGCAGGTCGTTCTTCACTCCTTCCAGTTCGGTATCGACAGCGGCTATCTGCTCACCCAAGCGTGCGCGCGCTTCATCTGCCGAAGCCTTCGCTTCGTCCAGGCGTTCGTTCACCGAACCTGGCCCGATGCCGGTGATCAATTCGATGTCTGACGCCAGTTCCTTGCCCAAGGCAGATTTCTCTACCTTACCTGCGATAGCCTGGAGGTATGTACTGACATCGTTGGATGTCGTGGCAGGGACATACAAAAAGTCGCTCTTTCCGTAGGCGTTCACCGAGCGGATGAAGTAGTAATAGATCGTCGAAAAAGCCAGACCTGCGTGGGTGAAGCTCAGGCCCTGCCCCAAATACTGCGCGCCCGCTGCGGTAGCCTTGGGATTCATGCTGTAGAAGAATTCGTAGAACCCGCTATTCAATCCGTTGCGTGCATTGCTTGGGACAAGCGTGATCGAATCGATTGAAGAGTGAACCGCACATGCCTCTGGTGTGGGCGGCCCGTTGATTGAAACGTTGATCGAGACCTCGCCTGACCTGGTCATGGGTCCAACAGCCGCCACACTCATCGTATAGTCGCCAGAAATCAGCCCCGTGATATTACAGTTGAGGCTGCTGGCGGGAACGGTATGAGCCTGCACTACCGAAGTGGCCTGCCGGACAGTGACCACATATTCCGTCACGATACCGGTCGGTGGTGCCCAGGACAGAACGCCCTGAATGACCTCAGCCACTGTCTCCGCCGCCCATGCAACACCGGAAGGCGCCCCCAGCCCACCGGAAGGCAGATTGATGAAGCCCAGCGGGTTGTAGGGCTGGCCCACGGCGTCATCGAAGAATGCCTGCTCATACTGCGCCACGGACACCGTGCAGCCTTCCTTGGCACCCATCGCCCAGTTGGTGACGATGAACTCGCCTAGGATGTTCAGCGAAGGCAGGTTCACGCGCACCACGCGGCCGGGCCGGCAGTTGTACCCAGCAAAGTTCATCGGGATGCTGATCGCGCCGCCCGCGCGCCGCCGGCGCAACTCGATGTTGGCCAGGCGTTGCGGCTGATAGGCGTCCGTCACATAGGGATAGCTCAAGGTCTCCGCCGCTTCGCCGCCGTCCTCAACCAGCCACTGGCTGACTACCACCTCGGGATAGTCCGTTTCGGCCCAAGCCTGGGTGGTATCGATGAACGTGCCGCGCACTGTGTTGATGGCCGCATCATTGGTGGACTCGGTACCGCCCTTGATCGTGCCAATCACCATGTCTTCGGTGATTTCGAAGTCATACGGGCCATAGTAAGCACCGGCCTGCAGCATCCAGCGACCGCCGACCCGTATAAGTTTGCCTGCGCAGGAAGCTTCCAGTTTTTGAATGACCTGGGTGCGCTGCTCATTGGCCGCAATCACGCAGGCCGTGGTGTAGCGCTTACTGCTGGTCCCGTCAGCGTTTGTCACCAGCTCGTCGCACACGTTGGCCCCGCTGGCGAAGGTGGAAAACACGATCTCGTCGTCAGGCACGCCGCAACGGGTGCGCAGATACCAGAGGATGTGCAGCGCCGTGTTCTGGGTGTAGCCGGAGGCGCCGGTGCGCGGATCGTAAATGTCGTCGCGCCCTCGCACCACAAACCGCACGTCCGGAATGCCTGAGGGGAATTTCTCGGCGTTGTAACGCAACGAGAGGCGCACATAGGACAGGCCCCGGCCGATCTGCGTGTCTTTCCAGTCCGGGCAGTTCGCCTTGAGAAAGGCGTTGACCGTGGTCGGATTGACCACCAGCTCGTACGTGGCATCGTCGCCAAATTTGCTGATCGATTCTTGCCCCAGGAAAATGTCTTCCAGCCTGCTGACGGGGCCTTCGCTCAGGACATAAACCAGGTGCACCCACTCCCCTGCCCCTTGAGCGCCACTCTGCTCCTGGGCCCAGACAAGCACCCCGCCTGTGCTGACGCGACCCAGGATGAACCGGATCGGCGCCTTGGATGACCGCACCGTCTGAGCAGACGGCTCACTGGCACGTGTGGACGAATTGTTGGTGAGCGCTTCCTGCTGAGAAGCAGCATAGAACGCCAGGCCAGCGCCAATAGCCGCGCCGATCGGACCGCCTTGAACAAAACCCACGACAGCGCCCACGGCCACCTGGGCTATTTTCTTGACTCCGCCGCTCATTCAACTCTCCACACAGCTGTCGCTTCACACACCACCCGTGCGGCGCCGTCATCGGTCGCTGCCCAGAACTCACCTGCCCAGAACACGGCAATTGCCTTACCCTGCGGCCCTTCGTACATGGCGACGTCACCACGCTGGACGAATGCCGGCGCCACCCTGGCAAAGCAGGCATCCCACGCTGCCTCGAGGCTGCCGTGATTTTTCTTCAGCGCACGTTTGGCGCCCGCCTCGGTGCTGTACTTGCCGCGGTACAGCGCAGCAGGATCGACCCCGCAAACGGCCACCGCGCAGTCGGCAGCAAACAGGCAGCAGTCAAATTCGCCCCATGAAAAAGGCCGCTCTAGGGCGGCCTTGATGACGTCGTGCAGACGCGTGGTCCAATCTCGATTTCGCATAGGGTCACTTTTCGTAGGTGAACGCCGGAGCATCCTTGCCAGCGCCCCAGTACAGGGGCCATTCGGCCATTTGCGCGACGGCGTAGAAGAAGCGATCGCCGTCGTGGCGGGCCTGGTGATTTTCATCCGTCCAGCGCTCGGTGCCCGTGCGGTTCCACTCCGCCATTCGGTCGATCACCGGGACGGTGATGCTGTTGCCGTCGCTACCATTTCCGCCGAACTGAAACTCGGCGGCGTCCATGCGGCCGGAGAACAGGATATCGGCCGCGTAGTTGCCGGCCTCGTCGAACGCGACAAACATGAGCTTGCCAGGCCTGCCGCGACAGCCCCGGATGTTCGTCTCGCGCAGGATGTAGGCGTCCAGGCCGGACAGCTTCAGATCCACCGACATGGGCGACCCAGAGTTATCGCTCTCCTGCGACTGCCCAATCTCTCCGAACTGACCGACGCCCTCATAGGTGATGCCATCGATGACGATCTGCCCGGTGCCCGTGTGCGCGTACACCATGCCGTCGATGAAATCCAACTGGCAGGCATAGACCACCATAAAGCGACCGGTGGACAGGATGTCGATGACGCCCTGGCTGAAGGGAACGGATGTAGCCATCAGAAGGCCTCCCGGAATTGCAGCGTGCAGTTGGATACAACCGGCTGGATGGCCACCTCGTGGGTGTCCACAACGCGGCGCATCTCCGAGTACGGGTTGCGGTACTCCACCGCGGCGTCCACCTTGAGCGCTCGGCGGATACGCTTGTTCAGCATCACCGTTACCCGACCCTGGGCATTCGCGTAGGCGTCCTGCACAACCTCGAACATCTCGCCTTCGATCGTCAGGTAGTCGCCCAGGGAAAAAACCCTGGCGTTTGGAGTGACGCCCCCGATGATCATGGTAGTGGCCTGGGCGACTCCGGAAACGACCACCGCCGCGCCAACATCATCCTCACGGGTGCGTGTGAGCGCGGGAATCTTTACCGTGCCGAACATCCCGTGCAGTCGACCGATCAACGCCGTCAGCTGCCGCTCATCCTCTTCAAACAGCACGCCGAAGGTCAGCGTGCACATCCAGTAGGCGCCAGGGTAGCCAACGATCTGCTGCGCGTTAGAAAGCGTCGAGGTGAACGCCTGGTTGTTGTAGGTCATGCCCCACGAAGTTTCGGTCGGCTCCAGCGATTCAGGCCACTCAAGCGCCATGGGTACTCCTAAAGCCGGTCACCGGCGATTGATCAGTTGTCGGGCTGCCCCGTTTCTTTTGAGGTCGCCGAGCACCATCTGGTAGCCGGCCTGTGCGCCTTCCTGCGCCGCCTGCTTGAGCTCCGCCCTTGACACCGCATCACCGCCGCCACTGAAGTGAAAATGCTGAGTCACGCCCGCCAGGGTACTGGCGGCCTTCGAGCTTGAGTCGGTATCGCCGCCGCCCAAAGCACGTACGCCCAACGAGCCGTCCGCACCACGCGTCAGTGGCATGATCGCTTCCGGACCGGCTTCGGCGAAAATCCCTGCACCCTTGGCGAAGGCAAATGTCTGGGGCGTGTTGTAGACGCCGTTTGAGAAGGTCGAAAGACTGGGCGAGTCGTAAACTCCGCCCTTGGCGTTCGCGACGAAAGATCCCCCGCCGAATCCAGTCATGGTTCCCTGACCCAAAGCCGCGCTACCACCGGACAGAAAGCTGAAGGCGGAACTGGCCAGCCCGACCAGGGCCTGCTTGGCCTGGATACGGATCAAGTCCTCCACCACGGAGTCGGCCAGGCTTTTGAACGACAGCTTGCCGGTTTTGACGAACTGCACGATCGCGTCTTCGGTGCTACTGAGCGCATTGGAGAACAGCGATTCAGTCTGGCCAGCAACATCGGCAGCGCTGTCGCGGTAGTTTCCCCACGCCCGGCTTACGCCATTGCTCCAGTCGCTTTGGGCCTGGTCGATCTTCTGCCAGCCTTCCTGCATAACCTGCACTTGCCGGGTGCCGTACTCCTCGGTCAGCTCGATCTGCTTCTGCAGGTCCTGCCGTTGCTTTTCTGTGGTAGCCGTGGCCAGGTCGGTGCGCAGCGACAGGATCTTGTCGTTCGTCTGACGCTCCAGATCGAGCCGCGCCTGTGCGCGCTCCGATTCCTTGTCGCCCATGCCGACAGCCGATGCCATGGAGTCGTAGGAGGCACGGGCGTTGCTCAGCTGCTTTTCCAGATCAGCCTGATACTGCATTGCCTGGGACAGGCCCGTCGCCGAGGCAACCGTTGTGTCGTACTGATCCTTCAGCCAGCCGAGGCTTTTGGTGTACTCGTCAAGCGAAAGCTTTTTGCTTTGGAACAGCAGGTCGAGCTCTTCGGTTTTGGTCTTGAGTTCGTCTTGCGCAGCGCCTACTGGGTCAAAAGCCTTCTTCAGAGCATCGAACGATGCCTGCGCCGTTTTGACCCGCTGCTCCAGTGCACTATCAGCGGCCTTGCGCGCCTTCTCAGCAGCCGACTCTTCCTTCGTCGCGGCTTTATCAGCCTCCTTCAACGCATCGACGGCTTTGGCGCGCTCGCGAATCTTGGCGGCCAACTCGCTTTCGGGGTCGATCTTCTCCTGAAGGATCAACGTCTCGGCCTGCTCGAGCGCTGTCTTATCCTTCAGCGTCTGGATCTGCTTGTCGAGCTGCTGCAGGTAAGTGTTGCCGGCGTTGATCGCAGCCGTGTTGTCCGGCACAGGTGCCGTCGGGCCGGCCGCCAGGTCCTTCGTCAGCGCCTTCTGCGTTTTGGTGAGTTTGGCAGCGGCCTCATTGGCCGAGCTGAATGCGCCTGCGCTCTCACGGATCGATCTGAGGTTTTCCTCAGGAATGTTGAAACGCTTCGTAAGGTCGTCGACGACCGTTGAAAGCTGTTTGCCGGATGCTCGCGCTGCATCGAATTCAGCGCCTACGCGCGTCCCCACCGTAGAGCCCAGGTTCTGCCGGACTGTCTTCAGGAAGTCGCCGTAGGCCTCATCGGCGGCGGACACGGCCCGCTCCTGGTCGCGCGCCACTTTTACCAACTCGGCGCCCTGCTGATCCTGAGTCAGCTTTCGAAACTCTTCGCGGACTTCCTTCAGCGGACGCTTCAGGGCGTCCAGGCTACTGGCTACCTCGTTGGTGTTGTCGCGCATGGTCAGAAAAGCGATGCCAGCGCCGACCGCCAGAGCTGCAATACCGGCCGGGCCACCCAGCAATGAGAGGATGCCGGTTGAAACAGTCTTCAACGTGGCCTGCGCCACGGCGACTTGCGCAGTTGCTGCGCGCTCCGCCATCCGGGCCTCGGCCAGCTGGATCGACATCTGCGTTTGAACTGCCGTGCCGCGCGCGGCGATGGCTTCCTTCTCCGCCCGGAGCGTGGCTGATTGCGCCGCGATCTGATTGGCGGTGGCCACCTGCACTGCGCTGGCTGCCTGGGCAATGTTCGCGGAACGAGACTGCACGCTGGCCGCGGTACTGGCCGCCAGGTTCGACAGGTAGCCGACAAAGGCTGCTGCCACCTTGCCGCCGAGGATCGCCACCAGGATATTCAGGTTGTCGGCAAGAAAGCCGATACCAGCGCCCAAGCCTTCGGTGACGCCATTCTTGGACATCGCGTTGAGGCGCTGCGTAACGCTTTCGATACCAGGCAGCATTCCAGCCACCAACTGGTGCGAAGCCCCGGCAAACGATGCCTCAAGCGTCTTGATGGACTGGTTGACCTCAACCAGCCGAGCCACCTGGATATTCGAAAGAATGTTGCCGGCCGACTCCGCTTGATCGCCAAGCTGCTTGAAACCTGCGCCGTTGTTCCTGAGCAGTGGAATCAGCGCTGTCGCTTCATCCGCCATGGCCTCCATGTAGGTGGTCATCTGCTGCTGGTTGAGCCCCGCCTTTTCCAGCGAGTTGTAGTAGAGCTGCAAGGCCTGAGGCCCGGACAGGTTGGCGAACATCTGGGCAGTGACGCCTACCCGAGGCGCGATCTCCTTGAAGAAGTCCGCCATCTCGCCACCGCCCCGCGAGATGAATTCCCCGGCGCGGTCGGTGGTGTCCTTGTAGATATCGGCCAGCTTTTCCTGCTCGACACCCACGGTTCGGGCGCCGGCGGCCATGCGCTGGAACTCGGTGGTAGACGTGTTCGACAACGTGGAGAGGTTACGCACTTCCTGCGCATAATCGGCCGTCTTGATGGTGATCGCCACCAGCCCCGCGATCGCAGCTGTTGCGGCCAGGCCCATGCCCGTGAATGCCGCGCTGATCGAGCGCTGTAGCACGCTGGCATTGGCACCGGTGCGGTCGAAGGCTTTATCGACCGCACCCAGGCTGTTATCGATTTGGCCGGACGTTTTGGCCACGGCCGTTTCGCCCCGCGCCAGCTCTTGGCGCAACTGAGCGGTGGTGGCCTCGATGCGTACGAGCATCCCCTGGACGTCGGAATCAGCCATGCAGGGCCCCTAATGATGGTTCACGGATCTACTGCGCAGCCTTGCGCCCGGTCAGTGCCTGGCGCAGTTTTTCAGCCACGGTGGTGGGTTTGGGTTTTTCGGCCGATCGGCCACTGCCAAATGGGTTGGTGATACGAGCCCATTCGATCTTGGCGTCCATGGCAATGAAGAGTTCGGGGAGAGGCGTTCGCCAGGCAACGTCTGGTGCCCAACCTAACCAGCCGGTGGCCACCGCAAATAGGCGGTCCACATAGCTGCCGTCTTCGACGGCGCTTACGCCTTCCCCGCTTCGACGTTTCCCGGCGTGTCGCCGCGGGGGTTGTACAGCGCACCGAGGTAACCGGTTAGCTGCGCGGCAATGCCGGACACGCCGGCCAGCCAGACCTTTTCGGGCATTTCGCGGGAGGCATCGGCGCTGAGCCCGGCGCCGGCGGCGATGATCAGCGCCACACTGTCAACGCTCAGCACACGCAGCGATTCAGCGGCGCCGCGCAGGCCACCAAAGTGCGCTTCGATCTTGCGCACCGCCGCCAGGGTAATGGTCAGGTCGAACGATTCGTCACCGACCTGCACCGAGGTCGCGCCGTGTAGGGTTTTGCTCATGGATCAATTCCTTGGGAAGCGGGGCCGCAGCCCCGGCAATCAGGCGGCAGGGCCGGCGATCACTTCGATGATGTCGGAGTTGATGCCCATGGTGATGTTGCGGCGGACGACGTTGTCGGCAGCGCCCGGCGCCACGGTGTTGTTCATCACCTTCACCCGGAAATAGAAGGTGGTCGGCAGCACTGCCGGGTTGGCCGTCGGGTCGCCATCGTTCAGAGTGACCTTGATGTTGTAGTCACCCTTAGTACGGTCCTTGTGCGCGACCTTCACAGCCTTCTGGCCCAGGTCGCCGTTATCGAGGCCTACCGTCAACGTCAGGTCGCCCGCATCGGCGGTGCCCTTGTACTTGCGCACGCGGCCATCCTTGAGCGACGTGAAATTCACGCTGCTGAAGGTGTCGCCGAACTCGCCCAGATCCTCAATTTCGCCCACGTCGACGTAGACGTCCTTTTTGTAATCGGCTTCGGTGTTGGCACCGGTCTTGGTGCCGATGCCGAGGCGGCACCCGGCGGCGGTGTTCAGATTGTCGGCCATGGAAATTCCTCCAAAAGGCACATTGGATAAAGCCGCGAGGCGGCCGATGTTGAATCAGTGAGTGGTGATGACGCGGACCGTGATAGCGCCCATGTAGGTGACGCCGTCGGCATCGCGCTGCGCATCCGCGCGCTCGACCCGGACAGACACCGCCCGGCCCTCTTCCAGCGGCAGGCGGCGCTCATCCAATGCGGCTGTTACTTCGGCGTTGAGGCGCTTCACCTCGGCCTGTCCATGGGCATCTGACCAGACGGTGAGATAGATCAAGCGCATCTGCCGCTTGCGGCCGACTATAGGGCTGATGTTGGTCGAGATTTCGCGGTCGATGGAGAGGTACGGCATCGGCGTGTCGAGTGGCGCGCCATCGTAAATGGGGCATGACACTTCGGCCTCCAGCCGCGCAACCAGCGCAACCTGAAGAGCAACGGATGGATCAGCCATCGCTCACCCCCTGGCTGGCCTTCTTCAGCGTTCGGTTCACAGCAGCGCGAATGTCCGCCAGCACCACCTCACGGTTCACGTCCAGCGCAGGCCGCAGCCATGGGTGTGCCGGTAGCGCGGGAATGTCTGGGTACTTGCCGAAAAAATGGCTACCGTCAGATTTGTTCTTGACCGAGCGGTTGCGGTTGCCAGCGCGCTTCTTGCCGTCGTAACCCTTGGTTCCATACTCCAGAAACCGCAGATAGAAAAACCGGCGGTTGTCCTTTTTGCCCCGGATGCCGATCTGCGCATCCAGCCCGCTCTTGGACACGAACGCCTGCAGGGCGCCGGCAGCCTCACCCGTGTCGCGCGGCACGGTCGCCTGCATGGTGGCCAGGATCTTGTTGGCGGCCTCCTGCATGGCCGGGCGCAGTTCGTTGTCCATCGTCTGATGGATATTGCGTAGCGTCCGGCGCAGCTTGAAGTCGCCGGACATGCGGGACCGGCGCGCCACGGCTTACTCCTTGGCCTTGGTGGGCTTGGTCGGGGTGCTCGCGTCGTCATCGACTTTTGCCACTAGGCCGCGGTCGATCAGCGACTGGGCGGTGGTGGCGTCGGTGACAAACTCGTCGCCGGCGGCGCGATCGCCTACGGTACCGGACAGATCGGCCAGTGCTTGAACTTTCATCGGAACATCCTCAAGGGTTGGGAACGTTGGTGCAGAGCAGACGGAGCATCGAAAGCTCGTTGTCCGGCAGCGCTGCCACGATCAGATAGGTGACACCCCTGTTCTCCAGGCGGCAGCCGGCGACCAGATCAGCGCGGGGCCTGACTCGCACTTCTGCGGTCACGATCGCAGATAGCTGTTCAGCCACCGCTTCGATGCGGCCGGTGGGCAAAGTGAACTCGGCCCACAGCTGGCCAGAATCGACCCAGGTGTCATCAAAGCCACCGGTTCGATTCTTGACCCGCACAGGTTTGTAGAGGGTGGGACGATGTCGCAGAGGCCCGGCTCTCATCAGAATTTCTTCCTGTACCAGAGCAATCGATCAACCGCCAGCGGCACCTCGGCAGGCGCGCCACCGATAACCACCGCTTCACGGTTGGCGTACCAGTGGCCTACCAACAGCAGGACCGCCTGCTGAACATCCTTGGTCAGCGCCATCTGGTCCGGAAGTACAGGGACGCCCTCGACGAGCACACGGTCGCAGTGCTGTTCGACGTGAGCCAGCGCGGCCGCCATATAGCCTTCGATCAGTTGATCCTCTTCGACCCCGTCGACGCGCAGGTGCGTCTTGACCAGGGCGAGCGCGATCATTACGAGGCCTCTTTCTTGGCCTTTTCCTCGGCCTCGAGGCGATCGGCTTCATCCTTCTCGGCCTGCTCCTTCAGCCGCTCCTGCTCAGCTTTTTCAGCTGCCGCCTTTTCTGCTGCCGCTTTCTTTTCGGCTGCCGTGGCCGGCTTGGTCTCCTTCGGCGCAGCACCGTCGGTAACCTGAACGGCCAGGCCCTTGCCGATCAAGCCATAGGCATACTCGTCCTCAACATCCTCGAGGACTTCGCCGGCGCGGATCCGCGCGAACACCACGCCCAACTTGGTCGGGTCACCTTCAAAGCCCCACAGGGTTCGAATTTTCATGCATCACCTCAACAAAAAGGGGCCCGCAGGCCCCAGCGACTGGAAGGGTTACTTGGCAGCCGCGAAGCGGCCTTTGACGAAAGCGTATGGACGGCGAACCGCCAGGCCCAGGCGCTCTTCCACCAGCAGCACGCGCTGGTTCTTCACGAAGTCGTCATTGATCCAACCCACCTTCACGGTGAAGGCCATGCGGTCGTACAGGCGGGCGCCCCGGGCAAACGAGCCAACCCCGAATTCACCGCCGGTCGCCGCTACACCGCCAGCAGCAGGCACGCCTTCGTCCATGCTGTCGGACACCACGACCGGGCGACCCCACAGCACAGGAGTGACCATGCCCTGCAGGTTGGCGAACAGGTAGCGGCTGTCCGCATCCTTGAGCAGCTCGATGTTCATCCAGTCCAGGTCGGTCATGACGATCGCGTCAGCGCCGCGTTTGGACTGCTTGCGGACCTGGTAGATCGCACGACGCACAGTATCGATCGCCGTATCGCCAGCCTGGCCTAGGGCAGCGTTGAAAGCGCTGGCCTGGGTCATGATGCCGTTCAGGTTGTTGCCCTGACCGTCGCCTTTGAGGATCTGCCCTTCTTCCTTGAGCTTCAGGTCGTAGCGCAGCAGTTCCTGGATGTAGCTGTACAGCTGAGGGATATCGTCGAGCGCTTCGTCGGTGACCGGCATCCACACGGCGATCTTGCGCACGTTGTCGGTTTTCTGCTCGAACGTGACGTCGCTGGACGGCTTGGCCGCGCCTTCGGCAACCATGCCGGCACCGCGGGTATGCAGCTTCTCGAGGAAGTAGCTGTAGCTCTGGCCATCCACCGGGGTGGTGGGGATCAGGTCGCGGATCACCAGATCCTGGCGGGGTCGATCTTGGATGACAGGATCCCACTGCGTGGGCACCAGACCGGCGCTGGTCAACTTGGTTTCGGACATGGAAGCCATGTCGGACTTGGTGATTTCGATCTCGGCCTGGTTCTGGTTCTTCTGCTGCAGCGCCTTGTAGGCGTCGTTGCCCTTGACCAGATCGATGAAGCTTTTCTTCTCGCCGACCTGGTTGCGCAGCTGGATGCCCTTTTCTTCGAGCTTCTGCACTTGCTCGATGACGCGCTCGATCTCGCCTTTATGCTTCTCGATGTTGGACTTCATTTCCAGCGTCACGGAGTTGCCTTTCTGCAACTCTTCGGTGACGTGGTCGTACTTTTGCTGCAGGCCCTGGAAGCCCTCTTTCAGTTGCTTGTCCAGGGAATCGCGCAGCTCTTTCACTTCGCTCATTGTGATGCTCCGAAATGTTGGGTGAAAAGGGTTGAAATGTCTTTCAGCTCATCCACGATCACCGTGGCCGCTGCGCCACCATCACGGTGCACAGCGGAGTAGCCGAGCGAAGCGACAGCCGCCGCTTCCTTTTGCGAAAGGCCCATGCGGTCGCGCAGCGCCTTCTCAAAAAGTCTGATGTCCGATTTGACGTCGGTGACGGTGGCTTCCGGGTTCATGCCGAAAGGCACCAGCGAGGCTTCCCACAACTCAGCCTGCTTGATAATCCTGATGCTGCGGCCCTCGCGCTCTTCGTACGCGGCCAGCAGCGTGTTGAAGCCGATGGACATGCTGTCCAGCGTGCCTTCCTTCATCAGCTCATACGCATCGCGCGCATAGCTCACAGCCAGGTTGACCTTGCCCTTGATGTAGAGGCCGTGTGCATCCTGGGTGAAGTCCGCAGAGCCGATCAGCCGGGTCAGGTCATGAAACAACGCCAGCTTCAGACGGCCCGCGCGGGTGGTTTTCACCTTCGTGAAGGCGTCCGGCAGAATGACGTCGTCACCCAGGTCGACGTTGTTGAACACCGCCGCATAGCCTTCGAAGTTGCCAGCGTCGTCGACGGCCTTGACCTCGAAGGGAAACTCAATTTTTGTCAGCATTGCCTTGCGTCTCCCACCGGGTGACCCGGTTGTATTCGTCGCCTACCAGCGGCGGCAGGTTTTCCTTTTCGCGGACCTCATTGATGGTCATCCAGCCAGAGCCACCAGAGCCGCCAAGCGCGCCTCCAAAATAGGTCGCACGAGCAGCGCTGTCGGCACGAAGCAGACCCTCGACGACGAACTCGACGAACCGATTAGTGCTCGCATAGAGCTTGTCGTTGAGCTCGTCTTCGATGGCATCGAGGTAGGGCTTCACGCCGAACGTCACAAAACCGCTGGTTTGCTGCTCCAGGTTGGAACCCATGATCGAGGTCTTGCTGGCCCGGTTGGCCAGGTACAGCGGAACGCCCCAGACGCCGGCCAAGGCCTCTTCCTGGAACTGCTGGGATTCAATGAACTGGCTATCTTTCTGGGTCAGGCCGGCGGGCACGATCGTTGGCCCGCCCTGAAGGATGGCCATCTTGCCGAGGTCTTCGGTGTCGGCCTTGCGCACGTCGGGAAACTTGGCCATCACCTGAGCCTGCTGCTCAGCAGTGAGGAAGTTGTCGTAGATGACGTAGCCGCCGGTGAACCCACCCTTGCGCATGAACCGCGCCGACCAGTCGTGCGCCGCTTTGGCCAGGCCGATGGTCTCCGCCTGGTGCTCCACCGGCGACATGCCATTAATGCCGTCGGTGCTGAACAGCTTGAAGTGCAGCATGTTCTCCGGGGAAACCGGAACACGCTTGCCATCGAGGTTGACGTAATAGATCAACCGAGATTCGAGCGTGTCGACGGTGACGTTGTCGGGAGATACGAGGGTGAATCCAATCGGATCGCCCGACCCGTTGCGTTCGATGATCGCGTACGCATTGCCGCGCAGCGCCATGTTCACCACCACGGCCTTGAGGAAGTTCAGCCGCGTCATGTACGGGTTCGGCTTGCGCAAGATACGACTGGCCCGGTCGTTCGCCCTTACTATCTGACGCTTGCCGTCTTTGTCGTCGTAAAGCTTGAGAGGCAGTCCGGATACCGTTTCACTGAGGATCTTCACGCAGGCCCAGACAATGCTGATATTCATCGCCTTCGTCGGCGTGATGCGCACACCGGCTTTGGTCGCCTTGCCGCCAACAGTCATGTCGACTTCGACGTAGTCGCCGGTTTTCGGATCCTCATAGCCGAACATCCGCCAGGACAGCGGGTTGTACCAATGAGATGCCATAGTCAGCCTACAAGGTCGAAGAAACCGTTTTTCAAGTAGTCATCCATCCCGCCTTTGCTTTCGGGGTTGAGTGACATGAGAGATACCGCGTTGAAGGTCGCCATGAGCGGGTCGATCTTTGCCGAGCCGGAGGCCTGCTTGGTGATCAGGATCGAGTTGCCGCGCGGCTCGACGCGGGCGTTGCCGCAGCACCAGGCCATCATCGGTTGCCCGCCATGGATCAGGCCGCCCTCGGCCAGCTTGCGCTCGGTCGTCTTGATCGCGCCGCCCAGCTTCCAGCCCTGCGAGATGCCGATGATCTTGTCTTGGGGAACACCTGCCGCGACCAGGGCGTCGAGCACGCCGCCGATGCCGGCCGGGTCGACACCGACCTGGTCCAGCAGGCCAGCCTTCTCAACGCGCGCGGCCAGATCGGCGACCTCTTCCAAGTCATCGCCGATCAGCTCGACCATGGTCAGGTGCTTTTCCTTGGCGAAGTCATGGAGCCGCGGCGCCTCGGCCTTGCGCCGGTCGAGCACTGAGGGATGCGCCCAGGCATGGGTCCACAGCAGCCACTGGCGTGTGGCCTTGTCGCGGCCAATCGCCGCGAACCCCAGCAGGTCGTCCAGACCGCCGCCATCGATGCCGATATCGATCACTTCGCAGCGCTCGATCAGGTCATCCAGCGTCAGGCCGGGCGCCTTTGCCTGGACCTCCCAGAATTCGGCGCCCGCCCAGCGATCGGAGCGCAGCGCCAGCCCGATCTCGACGTTCAAGTGCTTGGCGAGAAAGCCACGAAACGACTCTTCGCCGTCGATTTGCGCCTGCGCAAACCCGCGCTCAATGAATGGCTCGTCCACCGACAGCCCCAAGTTGGGGTTGGTGATGTACGCGTTCTTCACATCGCGGTGAGCGCCGGCGTCGATCATGTGCTTCGGGAATTCGTAGAGCACTGGCAGAAACGACTTGTCGACGATGCCGCCGTCTCGCACCTGGCGGGCATAGAGCAGCTTCTGCCGGAAGACGCCTGCAGGTGGCTCATCGGACTGGGTCGTTGCCCAGATGATGAAACCCTCAGGCCTCGAGGCCAGCCCACCGGTAGCCTCGCGCAACATGGCCTCGGCGTTGGCTCGCTTGCCGAAGACCCAGAGTTCGTCGATGAAAACGCCGATGGCTTTCTTGCCCGAGACAGTCTCGCTGTCGGCCGCCACCACCTTCAACGTGGCCCCTGTCTGGTGATGAGTAACCGTGCGCAGGTGATCCTGCACCTTGAACAGGTCCTTGAGTTCGTCGTCGGCTTTGACCATGTCCCGGATCGGGATATAGGAGTTGTCAGCGATCTCCTTGGTCGGGGCCAGGATGATGAACTCGCCCGAGGTCCGCCAGTTCAGCACCAGGGCGGTCAGCATGATGCCGGCGGCAATGGTCGACTTGCCGTTCTTCTTGCTGATCAGGAGCATGAACTCGCTGATCATCCGGCGACCGCTGTATGGGTCATAGGCGCCGAAGATGGCAGCGACGAACTCGTTTACCCAGGACCGCACGGTCTCGCTCATCAGCGGCCTGCCGGTGGCATCCACCATGCGCAGGCCGCCGAATACTTCCAGCGCCTCGGCCGCTTGATCTGGGAACAGCGGGTCAAACGGGATCAGGCTCTGGCGGGCAACGATGCGCTGCTCCCAGTCTGTGCAGGCGGTTGACCACTCCATCATTTCACCACCGCCAGCGGGCCTCTACGCACACCGAACTTGCCCTGAGCGGCACCGGCCGCCTTGTCCTTGGCCACCTCTTTCTTGCCGCTCTCCCCCTTGCGCGGGTGAATGAATGGCATCAGTGCTTTGGCTGCGTCCAGGCGCAGTTTGGCCTCGGCCTCGAAGTCATTCATCGTCGCCAGCAGGAAGTCCTTCGGATCGGAAAACCGCAAAGCCTTCGACAGATCGAAGCTTGGGTCGGGCTCATCAGTCGGCGCCTGGTCAAGTGCGGCGGTAGCCTCTGGGCCTTTAACAGTTTTAACAGGCGCTTTAACAGGATGCAGTGCATTCAGCTTGAGCAGCTCGGCAATCACATCCGGGTCTTTGGCGAGCCGTGAACCAGCCGCGGAGGCAGTCTTTTCGGGGCATCCAGCGGCAATGGCTGCATCTTTGTTAGACGCACCTTCCCTCACCGCACCGATGAACGCGCGTTTTTTGGGTGTTAAAGCCATTAACAAAAAATCCTGAGCGGGAAAAAATCTGTACGTGCGGTCGAGGGCGGTCTAGGGTGTATAGATTACCTATATTTAGACCACCCCCTCCATAGGGAAAACCTATATGCACCAAAACCGTGCAAATTCGACGCGAACCGGTCAAATCGCCCGACCCGCGGCCTCCTCGCGCTGCTTCACGCCGTCATGACAGGGCTTGCAGAGGGATTGCCAGTTGGCGCGATCCCAGAACAGGGTCTGGTCACCGTTGTGGGCGGCGATGTGGTCGACCACCGATGCAGCGACTACCAACCCGGCTCGGTCGCAGTACACGCACAGTGGATGAGCTGCCAGATGCACCAGTCGCGCCTTCTGCCAGGCGTAGTTGTAGCCTCGCTGGTTGGCCGTGGTCTTACCCGCGCGCCATGTGGCCGGAGGGGCGATACCCACTCGGTCAGCTTGAGTAGCTACTCGGTTAGCAAGGGTCTTCAATCGTGCCATGTGCCGCCTCGCTGTCTCTCAGTGCGCGTCGACCGCTCCGGGCCAGCACAATGTCCTGGCACCGATGGATAGCAGCACAGAACTCGGCCTGCTCCATTGGGTGCTCGACAGGCAGCGCCAGGTAGGCGTTCCACACCTCGCCGAGCAGCCGCGCTACGACGGTTTCCTGTTCGGTTGGCATTGGCTATTTGCTCTGGCTGCGCTTGATCTGCGCATCAACTTGATCAGCACAGGTATCAAGCAGGTTGATGGCCCGATCCTTCAGCGCCCAAAGGTCGCCGTTTAGCGCCAGGTTGTCATCGCTATCGCTGACCCGCTCGCACGGCACCATTTCCGGCGCTTCCAGCCTTACCGCTGATGTCTTTTCCGGCGCTGGCTGCGGGCTTGCCGCGCAGGCCGTCAGGCAAAGGCTGATCAGCCCACTTGCGAACAGCCGGGCTCTTACGCTTGAGGTCTTCAAAGTCCTTCCTCGCTTGGCGGGCCTTGTCTTCGCTGGCCTTGAGGCGCTGCTGCAGATCGGCCAGGTAGTTGGCGTTGCGTTTGGCCTCGGCCTGGAGTGTGGTGATGGTCTTCAGGCTTTCAGTGTTGGCTTCGGTTGCATCCTTCGCCGCCCGCGTCTGCACCGTCACCTGCCCTTCCAGCGCGATCACGCGGTACTGCTGGATGGCAATAAGCAGTGCAGCCACCAAACCGATGATCAGTGCCGCGGCGATGCTTTTGAGCATGTTCATAGGCCGTCCGCCTTGCGTCCGAGGAATTTCACGATCATTTCGCGGATGACGGTCACACCGACAAAGCCGATCGCACCGCCGGCGGCAACGGACAGGCTCGAGGGCCATTCCATCCACTCGATCACGCTGCTCGCGGACAGGCTCAGCCCACCACAAATCAGTGACTCCAGCAGGATGCGGCGCTTGCTGGTCTCTTTGGCCTCGTACAACACACGAAGCCCAGAAATTACCGTTGCCATGATCGCTCCTTGCCAGAGAGGGTTGGCCAGGTACAGGCGTAGGTGCAGCCATACCTGAGCCCAGAGGTCGGGGTCTTTCTCTGGCATGATTGAAATCCGAATGCCTCCCCAAACTGGGGAGCTAGAAACGAAAAAACCCGGCGCAATGGCCGGGTTTCGGATGTTTTATTGTCGTTGCGTATCAGCGCACGCAAGATCGACATGATGGGGATAATTTACGGCCAATCGGCCATCCCGGTCAAGCGGCGTCCAGAAAGATTTGCTCGGCGTCAAATATCTCAGTCGCGTGGATCACGGCGGCTTCCTCCAGCTGCTCAAGGCGCTTGTGAATTCCAGCGCGCCAGTTGCGGCGAGTCCGCTCTGGCGATGCCGCAGGATCCCAAGTGTTCATGTCGTAGAACTCGGCCGGCAGGATGATCATGTCGGTGGAGCGCTTGCCAGACTGCTCACCCTTGAGCTTAGGGATAGCCCAGGCGGTGAGCGCTTTGAAGACGAACAGTTGCGGCGCCGGGCTTGTCATGCGGCTCACCAGACGGCCAATGGCGGCGACCTTGTTGGCCTTGTGCGTCGAGTACTTGGCGACCAGCACATCCCAGTGGGCCGAGGCCAGTTCGCGGTGCAGCAGTGCGTACAGGCAGCAGTCGTAGTCGAACTTGTCGCGAACCGAGATAGTGCTGCCGGTACCACCTTGGCGCAGATCGGCATCGATCAACTTCTGCCAGGACTGCTTGGTGCTGTTGTCGATGTTGTCGGCGGCCAGCACGCGCACCAGGGTGCCCATCACGTCTTTATAGATGCCCATCGCTCAATCCCCTGTGTAATTCGTGCCGCCGGCGCCGCGGCGGTTGTTCTGTGTGTACTGGGCGGTCGGGCCATTCATCGGCACCGACCGCTTCAACTGTTCGATCTGCTGTTCGGCGGCCTGTAAGCGGAGGCTGAGCTGCGTCACCAGCACATCAAGCGGCAGCGCCTCGCCGGCCTCAGCCGAAACCCAGCCGGACGCATTGCACCGGTCGCATGGCAAATCATGGAAAACGCCCTGCACCACAGCGCGACCACGGCAGGCCGAGCACCTGGTGAGCTTGATGCGAGCAGCACGGAAAGCAGGCCCATGGCTCTTTTTCATGCTTTTGAAACCTCGCCTATGGTTGATTCTTGAATTGGCTCGCAGCCCATGTGCGGCGCGGCGTCCAGACCGCTGCTGGACTCTTTGTTTTCGACGCCCTCCAACCCGTGAATCACGCTGAATCCCTTGGCGTCTAAATGGCTGTGCCACTTCTCCAAGGCCTCGCGCTTGCGCTCTTCAACTGTGGTGTGGATGTAGGCCTGCACGTTGTGGCCCATGGCGTGGTTGATCAGCATCTCGCCGATCAGGAAGTCGATACCAAGGTCCGCCCAGCCGGTGCGGGCCAACTTGCGCAGGTCGTGACTGGTCCACTCGCCCTGCCCCAGCTGCGTGAATACCAGGCTGGCCTGACCCTCGCTCATGCCTTTGCCATGACGGGCCGGAAACAGGTATTGCCCGGTGTAGCCGATATCGGTCTGGCGATGACGGTAGCGGGCCAGCAGCGCACGCACCTGATCGGTCAGGGGGAGCGAATGCTCGACTCGGGTCTTGGTGTGCACCGCCGGGATATGCCACGTGCGGTCGGCCAAGCTGATATGCGACCAGAGCGCCATGCGGGTCTCACCAACGCGCGTACCGTGGCACAGCATCATCAAGGCCAGCATGCCGTGCGCCGGACGCCGCTCGAAGGCATCGGCCAGTTGCTCGAGCAGATCCTGGACCTGCACACCGCGCAGCCGTGCCGCTTTGGCCTTGATCTTCGTCTTGGAGAAATCGCTGAACTTGATCCCGGCCATCGGATTGGTGGGGATCATGCCGAGCACGAATGCCTGCCGGCATGCCAGCACCAGCAGCGCGAATATCAGCCGAACGAACTCCAACGACAGCTTCTCCTGCAGCGGCCACATCAGCTTGGTGTCGAGCGTAGCGCGATCAATCTCAGTGAAGGCCAGGCCGCCCACGCGCGTGATCAGATGGCACGCAATGGCGGACTTGGCCGTGGCCTTGCGCTTGGCGGACAGATGCCGGTCTCGACTCATCCGGTCGCTGTACCAGGCCAACAGCTCGCCCAAGGTGGCCCACGGGCATACCGCAGCGGTAGCGCTGGCGTCCGCGCCCAGCCGCTGCCGAGTCTCAGGCAGCGCCGCCAGCACAGCCTTGGCCGACAGATCAGGGTAGGAGCCGATCCGCATCCACTTCTTGCGCACCACCAAGCTCCACGTGCCACGCGGGCGGGCTTCGGTAAACCGGAAGTACAGGCCGGGGTGACGCGGGTCGCGCATGAGCACAGCAGAGGGGTCATCTGCGCGGCGGCGCAGCTCGGCATCGGAGAAAGCGACCAGCAGCGTCATACCGCGACTCTCGTTGGTTCCAGGCGCAGGTAGGCCCGCAGCTGCTCCATCGCATCGAAGTGCCCGCGGCAGACGATCGCCAGATAACCCTGCTCACTGAGCTGACGTATCCATGTGTACTGGCTGATTGATACAGCGGCGTCGTTTGGCGGAGTGGCCTTGAACTCGATGTACAGGCCGAAGAACCCGCCCCGCGCCATCGGCAGGACCAGGTCCGGCACGCCGGCCTTCACGCCCTGCCCTTTCAGCTTGGCGGCGACGGCCTTGTGCCGTTGCCCGCCGTTGGGGACGTGGTAGATCAGCGCGAATACATCGGGATGGCGCAGCTCAATCTCGAGCATCAGGGCGGCCTGCTCGTGGCCCTCGCGGTCGCCGGATTTGGCGCGCACGGCTTTGGGCTTGAACAATTTCAGCTCCACAGCATTCATCACTTCACCTCAGCCATAGGCCAGATACTGCGAGCCGTGACCAGGGCCTCGGCGTAATCCATGTCAGAACCGCCCATGGTGAAAGGTCGGTAGCCAGGTACGGTTACCTGCCAGCTGCGCTTTTTCACAGGCGGACGCTCCACTTACAGGCTCTTCAGCAGGGACTGGAGCTGCTTGAGCTTGCCCAGCGCCTCGGCGTTGCCCTCACGCTCGACTTCCACTGACAAGGCAACCTCTTCGATCCGCCCGGCCAAACGCTTCATGCGCTCACCGATATAGTCCGAAAGCTCCACGACCTCTGCAGACAGGCCGGCCAGCGCATCAAGCGCCTGGACTTCCGGCCGCTTGATGGCGACGACGGTTTCTTTCGCTGCAACGGGCATGGCGATTTCCTTGACGGTTTTTTGTGAGTAGGCGTCGCGCTGGAACTTGCCGCCCGTGGGCTCACGGATGATCCCGGCGTCTTTCATTTCGTTGAGCGCGCGGCGCACAGCATGTACGGCTACAGAGGTGGCATTCGCTGCAAGAGCAGCGATCTGGATATCGTGGGCACTCCAACTTTCCTGGATGGGCACGTGCGGGAACACCTTGCGTGCTGTCGAGGATTGGCCAGCCAGAAGCTGGACTACTCGCGATTCGGACATAGCCATCAGGCCACCTTCCCTTCACGAATCAGAATGTCCTGGGTGCGCATGACGCCCTCGGCGTGAAGCTGGCGAGCCACAAGCCGATCATCAGCGCGACGGCTACCGCGACGGCCGTCGACGTAGTCGTGGCAAGCCGAGCACGCCCAGGCGCCCTGGAAGTCATTCGGCTTGCAGCCCATGCCGCTTGTACCGGCCAGACGGTAGTGCGCCAGCACGGTCGTCTCCGGGTTGCCATTGCACACACCGGGCACACGCACCTGGCAGTCACGGCCGCGGGCGGCCTTGGTCAATTTGGTCTGGCTGACGCTCATGGGCCTGCTCCTGATACTTTCGAACGAAGGTTTGCCAGGGCAGCACGGGCCACCTCTGGGTTGCGCGGCGCGGCCGGCGCGGAGAGCTCTGCCACCGGGACAGCACCCAGCTGCTCGCCCTTCCAGATCTTCCGGCACTGGTCCAGATAGTGCTTTTCGAACGAGGCCACGCCCAGTTCGCGGGTGAGCAGCGGCAGGCTGTGGAAGCCGGCGGCGGCCGTGGCGTGGTAGACCGCCGGGTGCATCCACTTGGCTTCTGCGCGCATGGCCGGATGGCAGTTGCGCAGGCCCTGGGCATAGGCCTTCTCGACACTGGGCAAGCCCAGGCCTTCTGGCGCGAAACACCAGCTCACGAACTCGCCTGGGGTGGGCACGAATGCCCGCTTGCTGGCGCTCACAACGCGCATCCCGTGGTCAATCTGTTCCATGCGGTTGATGCCCGCGCGCATGAACTCAGCCAGCCATTCCAGCTTGGAAGCGTTCATCACAGCCTCGGTCGGCCAAGACTGGCGCCAGGCGCCGCACGCGCCGCGCAGGCGCAGGAACAGGTCGTCGATCACGTTCTGTGTGGCAGCGTCTACCGCCACTGCACCGGGCTGGACGGATGATTGATAGGCTGGGTCGGTACGGCGAGTCGCGATGAGTTCGCGGACGTTGGTTGGCTTGTTCACAGGCGAACCCCCTTGGCTGCCCAGTCGTTCGATCCTTCGTCAGCGGCAGCGCTCTCGGTCGCTTGGCGCTTGATCCACTTGGCCAGGCGGTGATGCCAGCCGCCGTCGGTGTCGCGGATATCAGGCTTGGCGATGTGGAAGCCCATGAACGACCCGAAGGTCTCGTCGGTGAGGGCCGTGGTGATCCCCATGATCTTGAGCTGGGCAGCCAGGGCGGCGTGGTTGACGGCCCATTCGGCGTGCATCGAGAAGCGCTGGCGACCTTCGGCAGATCCATCGAGCGCTGCAGCGGCGGCCATGTCCTGCTCAGCGATGACATCCGCAAACTCGTGCGGCTGCTGCTGTTCGGTTAATTGATGGTTAAGTGATGTATTGGGTGCAATGGCTGCACCCCGTTCTGTCGTAGGTTGCACCCCGTTCTGTTGCTGGCTGCACCCCGTTCCCTCTTCACGGGGTGCATCTACTGCACCCCGCTTGAGCATCAAGTCGTAGACCACCGGGCGGCGGTCATGGCGGTCGATGTACACGGCGGCCAAGGCCTGGTTGCCACGAACGATGAGGCCTTGGGCTTCGAGCAGATCGAGCTTCGAACGCACGGTGCGCTCGGACAGGCCAGTGTCTTCGGTCAGGGTCTTGGCCGATGGGAAAGCGCCACGGCCGTCGGCGGCGGCATAGTTGGCCAGGCACAGCAGCACATGGCGCGCGCTCGAGTCTTTACCGAGGTCGCGGCGGGAGAGTGCCCAGGACATTGCTTGAACGCTCACAGCGAGGCTCCAATATTCATCTCGGCCAAGCAGGCGAGGCTTTTCGGTGTAACGAGGAGTTGACAGGCGGCACGTCCGGCGCTGGGTTCGTCTTGATAGCTGTCCCCAAATTTGGGGCCAGTTATTTCCAGCTTGAACAGCATGCGGCGGACGTCGCGAATAACATGGTCTCGGCGCTTGCCGGTTAGTTCGGCGATCGCGCGCGACGACATGACATGACGCTTCATGGTTTGATGATTCTGAACTGGTGCCGAATCATCGAGGGTATTGCGGGGTGTGATCTGGGTGTGCATAATCGGTCCCACGTTTTGTTGTTGAAGAAGCCGCCCGGCCAGGCGGTTTTTTTTCGTCTGCGCTTTTGTTACTGGTTAAATCAACAGCCCTACAGTGTCCCTGGCGGCTTTGTGCTACCAGCGTCAGAATCTAACCACTCAAGATGCTTAAGGCCCGGGTCATGCTGCTTTGCGCTTGGCCTTTAAAGTTTTCTTGTGCAGAAGCTCAATCGCCTTACCGTTCTGGTAACTGGTGTCGCCACCCTTGGTGATCCTGAAGATCGTTGGCTGCGTAACCCCGCACTGCTCGGCAATGCGTGCTTGGCTCCAACCTAGCTCTGCCAAATCGGCCAGCATTTGCGTGATGGTCATCGTACGTCACCAATGCGGTTTGTAATTAAAATGATAATACGCTACCGAATTAGCTCAGGCAATACACTTCGCCCTCCTCAAGTTCGCCGAGTCGAAAACATGACGATCGCGACGCGATTGCGCTCGAAGATGAATGAAAAAGGTCTAGGGGAAAATGAGCTTGGCCGGCGGGCCGGAGTGCCCCAACCGACAATTCATAGAATCCTTAACGGCGATAGCAAGACCCCAAGGAAGGCAACCATCGAGAAGCTTGCCCGCGTGCTTGGTGTCACACCTGAATGGTTGCTTTTTGGCTCAAGTCATGGAAATGTCGAAGCTGCTCCCGCTCCCCACCGCGCGGCTAAGGAGTATCCCCTGATCAGCTGGATCGCTGCTGGAGCCTGGGCCGAGTCCTGTGGAACATTCCAACCGGACCCAAGTACTGAGCAGATAGTTTCAGATGCTTATGCCGGAGAATGTGGCTATTGGCTTGAAGTACTCGGTGATTCGATGACGCCCGCACAGGGAAACGGCTTCATGCCAGGTATGCGCGTTTTGGTCCAACCGGAAGGATTCGATCTGGTGAGTGGAAAATTCTACATAGCCCGGCTCGGATCAACAGGCGAAACGACTCTGAAACAATACGTTAGGGACTCAGGAATAAGCTACCTGAAACCTTTGAACACTGAATTCAAGATGATCGTAATCACTGATGACGTTGAGATTATTGGACGCGTTGTTGACGTGAAATTCCCTAGCACCTTCTTGTGATGGATCACACATGCACCCTCGTAAAACCCTCCTCGCGACCCTAATTTTGGTGGGAGGTCCTGTTTTGAGCGCTGAGCCTTCACCCTCCAAAACATCAGATTTGTGCACTGCAATGGATGTGGTGGCCAAGACGACCATGGAAGCTCGCCAGGCCGGCGCGCCGATGATCGAGCTTTACAAAAAAGCTGATGCCTACGGGGATGACGTAGCTCCGACTTTGAAACCAGTCATTCAACGAGCCTACAAAGAGCCGTTAGGGCAAACTGACAAGGAGAAAGCTTGGCTGATATCCGAGTTCAGGAACGCGATCTATATGGCCTGCATTGAGGCTCACCCTCAAACCTAATGAGCCAGACTAGACAACCCGCTTCGGCGGGTTTTTTTACGTCTGCTGCCTGACCAATTCGCTAGCGAATTAAAAAAGCTTGACTCGTCTAATTCGCTTTCGTATTGTCTGCATATCGAGACGCACAGCGACTCGGGACACGACTGGTGAAGCCGCCAGTTAGCACGGGGTCAGCGAATTGGCCTCCCAGCCCCGCGAGGGATCGACTGGAACCAAGTTCTTTAAGAGAGACGGATTTCACTGGCTGGCCTTGGCGACAGGGCCAGACGGGAAATCGAACGAGCTACCAAGTCTGAGGAATCATCATGGAAACCATCATCAGCGGCGAATGGAAAGGCCACCTCGGACGAGGCCTGGCGCCCAAAGAGCTGCAGTACTGCATGTCCGTCGCTGCTGGTATGACGGCCAAGGAAATCGCCAAGGTGTTCGGCATCTCGCCGGGCACCGTGAAGAAGCGGCTGGACGTGGCCATGTTCAAGCTAGGTGTGCACCGCCGGGCCGCGCTGGTGGCCGAGGCCATGAAGCGTCAGATCATTTCACCGGTGTGCATCCTGCTCGCCGCGCTCATCACCATGCATGCCGTGGCTGATGACCATTCAATGCGCCGCGACCGCCGCGCGCCGGAGCGCCGTACCGCCGAGGTACGTGTGATGCGCAAGGCCGAGGCCTTCGAATACTGCGCTTGAGGGGTGCCGCTGCCATACCAGCGGCGTACGAATGGAGGGTTGAGCCAATGAAGCGATAACCAGCGCCCGCCCAGGGCAGCACGCACCGCTCTCGTAGGGTGGTACCACTTGAGCGCAAAGCCCGGCATGTCCGGGCTTTTCTTTGGCCGTCGATATGAGCCAGCACCCTGCCCCAGGGTCCTGACCAATGCCTTCTGACAAGGAGAAAGACATGCACCCTTTGATGCATCAGCGCGTAACCGTCCTTGAGGCCGTGCGCGCTCGAATGAACACCGCCACCGTCGACCTCTTCACCCGCATCGGGAGACGCTCACCAGTGCAGCAGATTCGCTATCAGATCGTGGGCAAGGGCCCAGGCGCCTTCCAAGTCACGGAGCGCTCGACCGGTCAGGTAGTTGGCGAGCGGGACACTTGGAAGGAAGCGAGCAACTTCGCTCAGGAGATGGAATCGCGCGCTGACGCCAAAGCGCTGATCGATGGCTCCGGGTTCGAATCCTGACGTGTTTCGCCAAGACGCTAAGCCAGCGGCGACGCCTGGCCTGGCTGGATTTACCGACGGGCGACTGTATGCAAAAGATCACTCGAAACCACACGAACCATCGCTGCGGCGCCAGCCACCAGCGGGCAAAACTTACCACTGAACAGGTAGCCGCCATGCGCGCCGAGTACGAAGCGGGCGTTGGCGGTTACGAATATCTGGCGGCCAAGTACGGCTGCGGTGTTTCCACTGCTCGGGACATCGTGAAGTACCGCACCCGCTGGGCTAGCTGAACAACATTGTCTTGAGATACGTGATGCCTACACGAACAGATACCACCGAGTTCCTCGAGGAATTGAACGGCGACGCTCGCCTTGGGTTCGTTCGACCCACGTTAACGGGACGGGGGGCCCTGAGATGGGCCTGCCCTCCTGCAGGCTACCGAGGTACCAATGCCCGCAAGTAAAAAGCCCAGCAAGCCCCAGCTCGAAACGCTCGAGCACATCCGCCAGTACATTGCAAAGCACGGTTACTCGCCTACCTTGGCTGACCTTGCCGAACTCGCCGGCGTGCGACAGAACTGCATAGCAGAACGCCTTGGCGCCTTGGTGAAGCTCAGGCTGATCACGAAGACCCCCGGAATTGCTCGCAGCATACGTCCGGTAGCATGCTGATGATTAAGCAGGATCCGGGGAACTAAATTATTTCATCGTTACGCGTCGGGCCATAAAGAAACGCCAGTCTTAACAATTGCTATTAATGACGCGGCGACCTTGGTAACTCTCTCAGTGGCGCCGAGAACAGTGCCAAGTTTAGATCTGGCAACGGTTTCTGTCATTTCTTGGTCGGTGGCGTTTGGATGCTTTTTAAGCTCGGCAATTACTGCCTTGATGTCTTCCGGATTTACGTCGGTGGGGATGTCTAGCTTGTGCATTACCTCCGGGTCGAATAGATCAAATCCTTTTTGACAGCCTTGTATCACGGTGTTTTTCGCGACTATGTCTATGGTACTAGGAGCACGGACAGCCGTGCCACAGCTGATAAAAGTACAACCATCTATAGTGAGACCCATTTCATTCTCCATCCGGCCTCATGCCGGCCAATACTTATAGTCCACCCCACCCCTATTTGCCACTCACCGAGATATCGGAGGGCGGGATACGGCGTGAGGTCAAGAGTCGAGAATTTCGCCGGCAGCTTTCAGCACTGCCTCTATAGCCGCCTCATTGGATTCCCACGGCCCCTGGATGACCTTGCTCTTCAGACCGACGATCACGTTGATGATGCGCAGCGGAGGCGATTCACCGGCTCCACACGTCCAGTGAACAAAGGCCCGGACCGTATGCCCTTTGTAGCTCAAGGGCTTTGCATCATTGATTCCTGCGTCCATGGCTGTGACATCCAGAGCAAAAATTCATTTTAACGGGCATTGCTTGCTTCCGGATACGGATGGCGGCGTCTGAAACGGAGGTCGCCCTGGGAAGCTGAGCGAGCTGATGCACAGGGCGGGATCATTGATAACACTGGCTTTCGAGCGCAAGAGTATGCTGATTCCGCCAGATTCCAGGTTGGAAGATGCTAAGCCCTATCAGCGGGAAAGATGATCGAGATAGAGGTCGAGTTCAATGAATTTCGTTGCAATCTGCTCGAGCTCAAGGGAGGCATGCGTCCAATAGACCACACGGACGGTGATGCCGCGTGCCTTCAGTTTCTCGATGGCAGGGGCATAGTCTGAGCCACCGGCAACAAGGGTCATTTCGTCGCCTGGCTGCAGAGCGAGAAAGGAGTCCTTGATCATCGTCACCACGAGATCTGTATGGATTTGGTGCTCTTGATTTGCCGCACTGCGATCGCAGATTTTCACATCCCATCCGTTTCTACGGGCTGCTTCCCACAACGAGTCATTGTGCGGTGGCCGGCGCCCGAATAGCGCCACTTTCGCGACATTCGTCGTACTGCCACCAGCACGGGCAATGAGTTTTCCGAAATCTAGATTCCAGCTGTTGTCACAGATGTTGTTGGTGACCGCGTCACAGAGGCTGGGCGCCAAACCGTATGCGTAAGCTGCTACATGCTGCCCCTCAATGCATGTGACTGAATTATCGACGTAGATCAGATTTGCCATTTCAGCTCCTTGATCCAGACCTCAACTCGACCAGCGCCTAAACCTCATCACGATAAACGGCTCGGCAGGGCGTCGCTGTCGGATGTGTCCCTGCGTCTCACCAGATCAGCTAGCCAGCGTGATGGCTTCCACGATTTGGTCGACAGCATTTTGGGATTCACTTACCAATTCGGGACCCACAAATCTGTACGCGGAACCTGATTCGATTCCCTGCTTAGCGAAATCAGCACTCACCGCTAGATCGCCTCCAGATATGTGCATTTCAGCGAGCAGAGCAATGGTCGCCTGCTCAATAGCTATGACATTTTCAACGCGGCTGGACATTGACTCTTCCTTTGTCCGGCCGAATGCCGGGCCCCATCTATACGCTAACGCACGCCTACTGGCCACTCATTGAGCAGTCACAGGCCGCACACGTCAGGAACGGATGACTGGATCCATCACAACTGTGAAGCTGCCTGATAGATGTTTTCTGAGCAATGCGGGCATGTCGTAACTGAAGCTGATGACCCACAACCCATCCATGCGTCGTGACGAGGACTGGCGGTAAAGGGCCACTTCGTCCTCGGTAATCCTGATAAGCGCAGAGACTTCAGCATTGGTCGGCATCGTTTTCATGAGCGGAACACTCGCCGACGGGATGCCGGACCACACTCTTACTTCTTGACACAGAAAATAGCCACTTCCGAGCGACGGAGGGGCGCCTGCAATGGAGATTGCCATGAGCGAGCAGCATCGCATTCTGGTCGGCGACTGCATCGAGATGATGCGGACGCTGCCGGATGAGAGCGTGCACACCTGCGTGACAAGCCCGCCCTATTACGGCTTGCGTGACTACGGTGTCGAAGGCCAGATCGGCCTGGAACAAAGCCCGGCCGTATTCATTGCCCGCCTGGTCGAAGTTTTTCGCGAAGTGCGTCGGGTGCTCCGGGCTGACGGTACGATCTGGGTGAACATGGGCGACAGCTACGCGGGTAGCTGGGGTGCTCATGGCCGTGACGATATGGGAGTCGGCGCTTCGACTATCAGTCAGCGCCAGGTAATGGCAAGCCAGCGGAAATCGAAAGCTACATCTCACGTCGAATACAAGCCGAAAGACCTTATGGGCATGCCTTGGCGTCTCGCTTTCGCGCTGCAGGATGATGGCTGGTACCTGAGGCAGGACATCATCTGGCACAAGCCGAATCCGATGCCCGAATCGACACGCGACCGCTGTACGAAGGCTCACGAATACGTGTTCCTGCTTAGCAAGTCACGCCGATATTACTGCGACATGGCCGCAATCAGAGAGCCTGCTGCCGAGTCCAGCTTGACCAGATGGGGGCAGAATCTGGAGTCGCAGGCCGGCAGCACCCGTTCGCCTGGCAAAACAAATGGACCAATGAAGGCAGTCGGCGGCGATCGCAGCAGGCGTGACAGCTTCCAGCGTGAAGACTCGAAGCGCGAGCAGCCAATTCCCGGCCAGTCCAAGGGTACGCACCGGCCAGACCGGCTGGAAAGCAACCACGATGTGCTGACGCGCAACAAACGAAGCGTATGGTCAGTCTCGACAAACAGCTTTAAGGGTGCCCACTTCGCAACCTTCCCGCCGGATCTGATCCGGCCATGCATACTCGCCGGCGCGCCGCGCGGGGGCCTGGTGCTGGACCCCTTCGGCGGCGCTGGCACCACGTCGCTGGTTTCGATGCAGGAAGGACGACGGTCAGTCATCTGCGAACTGAATCCCGAATACGCCGCACTTGCTCAAGCACGAATCAACGGGGCCTGGCTCGACGGGGCAGCGCAGATGGACGTGTTCCATGACGCCATGCCGGCAGCCCGATGATTAGATCAACCCCTTTTCCCTGAGTGAGTCACACCATATCTCGGCTTGCCGGACGCCATAGTCGGTCGCCTCTTGCAGGGTCCCCCAGTTTTGATCTTTCTCAATGGAGCCGAGCGTGGAGTGCTGACCAGGTCGTCCAGTGCAGTTGATAACTACGGATGACGGAACATCTATCCCGTTTCTCCACTTGAAATCGACGATCAGCGTTACGCCTTTGTACGCGTGGTGGACTGGCCACCAAGTATCTATCCCTGCCATGTATGCCTCCTAATCGGCCCTATGCCGGGTCGATACAAATAACCCAATTCCACGAATCACGCCACCGGCGAGGCCGCCCTATGTCCGAACATCAGAAGAAACACCCGCTCGACTTCAAAACCCAGTATGGCCTTGGCTTTGACCCGATAGATGACGAGATCGTGGTCGACTTTTTCTGCGGCGGAGGCGGCGCCGGTACCGGGCTGGAAATGGGCCTGGGTCGCGCAGTGACAGTTGCCAAGAACCACAACCCCGCAGCGATCAGCATGCACACCGCCAACCACCCGGCGGCACGGCACTACACCACCGACGTGTTCGAGGGTGACCCGGACGAGGAATGCGGCGGACGCGCCGTCGGCTGGTTCCACATGAGCCCCGACTGTACCCACCACAGTCAGGCGGCCGGCGGCCAACCGCGTAAGCGTGAGATCCGCAACCTGTCGTGGATCGGCCTGAAATGGGCCGGTAAGAAGCGGCCCCGGGTCATCAGCCTGGAGAACGTGAAGCAGATCCTGCAGTGGGGCCCGCTGATCGCCAAGCGCGACAAAGTCACCGGGCGGGTGATGAAGCTGGGCGGCCAGGTCGCTGCGCCTGGCGAGGTTGTGCCGGTACATCAGCAGTTCCTGGTGCCCGACCCAAAGCGCCGCGGCACGACTTGGCGACGGTTTGTTGCACTGCTGGAAGGCATGGGCTATTCGGTCGAGTGGCGTGTGATCAAAGCCTGCGACTTCGGCGCGCCCACCAGCCGCGAACGGCTGTTCATGATTGCCCGATGCGATGGTCAGCGCATCGTGTGGCCAGAGCCAACGCACGCTCGCAAGCCCGCCAAGGGCCAACAGAAGTGGCGCACTGCCGCCGACTGCATCGACTGGTCGGTGCCGAGCAAAAGCATCTTCGGCCGCAAGAAGGACCTAGCCCCGGCCACCCTGCGCCGGGTTGCCAAGGGTATGAAAAAGTTTGTGATCGACAGCCCCAGCCCATTCATCGTGCCGATCGCTAACTGGTCCGGCGAACTGGCCCAAGCAGCCCATGAGCCGCTGCGCACGGTGACGTCGTGGCCACGCGGCGGATCATTCGCCATGGCCAGTCCAATCATCGCGCCAGCCACGCATCAGGGTAGCGACCGGGTCAACGATCCAGGCCAGCCGCTGCCAACTGTGACGTGCGCCAACCGGGGCGAGCTGACATTGATCAGCCCTGTGATGGTCACCGCAGCACATGGTGAAGGCAAGCCAGGCGGCGTCCAGCGATGGGGCCAGGGCACCAAGGACAGTGCGGAACCTCTAGGTACCGTCACTGCATCCGGTGGCCATGCAATTGCTGCGGCCCACTTGGTGAAGTTCCGGTTCGATGATGCGGGCAAAGCGATTGATGAACCTCTGCCAACCATCACCAGCGGCGGCAACTACCAGCGCCCGGCCGGCGCCGCGCATGCCATGGGCGTGTGCACGGCATTCATGGCCCAAATGAACGGCGGATTCAACACCACCGATGCCAAGCCCATGGACGAGCCCATGACCACTGTCACCAATACCGGAAGCCAGCAGCAGCTGGTCACCGCCAACCTGGTGCACCTGCGCGGTAATTGCGATGCGCGAGACGCCGCCGACCCGCTGCACACGATCAGCGCCGGCGGTACCCACCACGGACTGGTCACCGCCTTCATGGAACGGCAGTTCGGCGCCAGCGTCGGCCAGGCTATCGACGAACCCGCACCGACAATCACGGCCGGCGGTGGCGGCAAGAGCTCGCTGGTGGAGCTGAAGCTGTCGCCCGAGCATGAAGAAGGCGCGCTACGCGTTGCGGCGTTCCTGATCAGCTACTACGGCACGGAGAACGTGAGCGGCTGCGACAGCCCGGCGCCGACGATCACGACGAAAGATCGGCTGGCACTTGTGACCGTCATGGTCAAAGGCACCCCCTATGTGATCGTCGACATCTGCCTGCGCATGCTGCAGCCGCATGAGCTGTACCGCGCCCAGGGCTTCCCCGCCGACTACATCATCGACAGAGGCGCAGACGGCCGGAAGTTCACGAAGACAGAGCAGGTGCACATGTGCGGCAACAGCGTCAGCCCACCGCCAATGGCCGCACTTGCTCGAGCAAACGATCCATGGCGCGCTGCGGCGCGTGAGGCGGTAGCAGCATGACCATCATCATTGCCCAATGCGTCATCGTGTGGCTCTGCCTGCAGCTTCCTCTGGGCATGATCCTCGGCCGCTACATCGCAAGCGCCGACGTCATCGCCAAGTAACCCCTTCCCTCCCATCTATGCAGTCTGCCGGTGATCGGCGGGCGGAGCTATGCCATGACAAAAGATGAACTCGAAGGGCTGCCAGAAAAGATCCGGATAGCCGTGGCCGCAGGCGTCGAGGCCGCTAACGCTCAGCCAGACGATGGCGGTAGCGCAAATCTTGATCGCGTTGTGATCCCGATGCGCCCGGTGCGTGAATCCACAATCGCAAAACACGGCTTGCCTGGCTATCTCTCTGCGGCCAGCCGCTGGCACGGACGAGCGCTTCACCTTGATGCGCCATTTAGGGGCCAGGGGAATCGTCGCTATGCCGGCGTCCAGGCCATGCACAAATCGCTGCAAGCTCAGGGCGTCAACTGCTACGTCTATTACCAGATCGATTAACCCCTGCTACCGCCAAGCGCGGCATGCTTCCAACTAAGGGCGCCGACTGCCCGAGTGCGGGCCGAAATTCAATTGGAGAGGTACCAAAACATGAGCGCAGAGCGCGAGGTGGCCGTTGTCCACGAAATGGACAAGGTATCGGAAGAGAAAATGGCGGACCTGCTGGGCACCACCGTATATGCGTTGCGGGCCAGGCGTGCACGCCGCCAGATCCCCATGGGAGTGTGGATCAAGCAAGGCAGCCGAATCATCTACAGCATCAGGAGATACGAAGAATGGCTGGAAAGTCAGTGGGTATGCCCCGAGGGGTGGAAGTCTTCCGGAACGCTCTCCGTGTCCGGTTTACCTACAACGGGGTCCGGCGCTGTGAAACGCTCCCCTATCCCCAGACACAAAAAGGCATCGCAGCTGCATCCAAGCTTCGCGATCAGGTAGTCAGCCTCATCAAACATGGGCTGCTTGATGACGACAAATACGCCGAGCTGTTCCCCGGCTCGGCAACCGTCTCCGGAAGCGCGCTCAGCTTCGGCCAATATGCCCAGCTTTGGCTGGATAGTCGGGAGATCGCTGCAGGCACCAGAAACAATTACAAGGGTACGCTCAACCTATACTGGGTGCCGCGCCTGGCACTGGTGCGGATCGATCTGATCACCCCTACCCTGATCCGCACGATCATCACTTCTACGGCCTGGGCTTCACCTGGTGTGAAGCGCAACGCTCTGACCAAGCTTTCTACAGTGCTGAAGTCGGCCGTCTCCGACGGGCTCCTGGCGAAGAACCCCGCCGACTCGATCGAACTGCCCAAACGCAACCGCAAAGAGATAGACCCATTCACCCTAGAAGAGGCCAACCGGATCATTGTTCAGCTCTACGCCCACAAGCACTGGCCAGGAACAATCTACGCAGCCTTTTACGAGTTCGTCTTTTTCACGGGCCTGCGGCTCTCTGAAGCACTTGCGTTGCGCTGGGACGCGATCGATTTCAACAAAAAGATCGCTCACGTCTGTCGGACAGTCGCCCTAGGAGAGATCGAAGAGCGCACGAAAACCGGCGGCGATCGGTTCGTATTGCTGAACGATCGCGCGCTTCACGCCTTGGAGTTCGCGCGAGATTATGCAGAACGTCGGAAAAGTGGAGTTGGTAAGGTGCTTGAGACTCCCTACGTTTTCCCCCCCTCGAAGAACGGAGAGTACGTAAAACAGACATCGGACATCCACAAGCAGTGGCGTCCAGCCCTGCTGGCGCTGGGAATTCGCTACCGGCCGCCATACAACTGCCGCCACACCTATGCGACAATATGCTTAATGTCCGGTTTGAATCCCGCCTTTATTGCTCAGCAGCTCGGCCACAGTGTGCAGATGCTGCTGTCAACGTATGCGCGATGGATCAACTCAAGCTCAGATTGGAGCGAGATGGAAAAGCTCCAAAATGGTATCAAATCGGTATCAACTGAAACCACCGCTCCTCAAGTTATTGATAGGTAA